GCTTATTTATATTACCAAGAATTAACTCTTTATTTTCTTCAATGTTATTATGAGCAATAATCGCAATACATTCTTGAGCAAGTCTGTATCCAAATGCTTTAAATGATAAATCTATTGCTTTTTCACATTGACGAATTTCTTTTTTCTCAGCATCTTTTAAAGTTTTATCTAATACACTATTTAATCTAACTATATTTGTTGTATTTTCTCTAAGGGCGTTTGCGATTTCAACAAGTGGTGCATTACGACTCTTAGCCTTAAAATAATCTATTAATTTAACGATTAAAGTATAACAAATAAAAACACAACTTGAAATAATTACTGTAACATAAGAAGAACTACGAACACTTTCATTAACTATTTCATTAATTGTTTGTAAATCATTCATACGTTAAAGTTTTATTCCACCACCCCCGTAGAGGTGATGGAATGATATGAAGTTAGATTAAACACTGCCACTAGCACTGCCACTACCTTCATCACTAGGAAGAAGAATATCTTCAATAGCAGCAACAAGAGTAGTAGCACTTGCAGGAACTGCAATGTGTACCAACTGAGCTACACGCTCATCGCGGGTCTTACTAGCAGCACGACCAACCTTGAAACGTAGAGTATATACATTATAAGTTGTATTCTCTACTGCCTCAGGATAACCAGGATATACACTAGGACCGAATTCATGAGTATCAGTAAAGCCCTTACCAGCAGCACAACGAGAAGCCAAATCCTGGATATAAGCTTTATCACCAATATTAGGCTCAGCATCTACATAATCTGTACTACCAGCCCAACTTGTACCAGTAAGAGCATCAGCAAACTTAGCTTCCCAAGCATCACCAACAGTCTTACCATCGATAGTTACCGCTGCACCAGAAACAGTTACAGTGAATACATCTCCAAGTTTATCTTCAATTACCTTTTTAAACTTAGCAGCCTCTGTTGCGGCAGTAGTTGATGCAGCAGTTACAGTACAAGTCCAAGTATTACGCTCATGAGGAACAGTTGCTTTCTTAACAAGAACAACTGTATAATCCTTACCTACAACAGGAGTAGGCATAGTAAACTTACGCTTAAAAGCTTTACCTACTTGAGGTTCAGCCTTATTTACAATAAGAGTAGCTAAATCTACCTCAGGTATAATAAAAGGCATCTTATCAGCACCACCACCAAGAGCAATACCAAAGTTCTTAGTAGGAGCAGCAGAAAGAAGAGCACTGTCACCAAGTTCAAAGAATGCAATAGCACCAGCTTCAAGACCACTCAAATCAGTAGCATATGATGCGCCTGCATTAAGAGCCTTAGCACTATTAACAATTAAAAGTTGTTTCATATTAATTTAAATTAAACGTTAATTACCTTCATTACGATAGTTGTTTCTTATGTTTTCTCTTTGTTGAGCTTGTTCAGCTTCTTGCTGACCTTGAAGAGAACCATTCAAAGCAACTCTATATAAATCAACAGCGTGTTTAACAATGTCACCATGCATACTTTCAGGTAAGTCACAATCTACACTTACACCTTCAGATATATCTTCAACATATTTAACATGACGAGGATATTTAATTATATCTAATCTGAGTGCATGTGGTCTAAGTGGAATAGCTGTAGTTCCTGATTGAATTTCAATAACTGGGTCAATAACACCAGCTTCTTGTTGTTTAAACTTATCAATATATAGTTCAATAATATTATTTGTATAGATACATGCAATAGGGCTTCTAAATCGATTTTTAAGAATAAAATCATTAAGACTATCTGCCAAATAAGCACTATCTATAATTCTAACAGGATACCAAGATGTTATAAGCTCTGTATTATCTCCACTTATGTAGTTTATACTTATATCTGTAAGAAACATATATTTAGGAAAAGGAGTAGTATTATCTCTATTTCCTAGATATTTTATAAGTCCAGATAACCTATTCTTTGGATTATAAGTAAATATAGAATTTTCTGATTCTTCACTACCTACAGTTATTTCAGCTTCTACCACATCATGCAATGTTCTAAAAGCATTGACTTGTGCTATCTTAGAATTATCTGTGATAACTCTATCATTGGTGACACTAATATTATCACGAATAAGCTGATTTACATTATCCATAATAGACTGATTAATTAATATATCAATCTGTTCTGGAAGAATAGCACGAACATTTTGCATACCCATTTGTTGGGCATATTGTCTAAATGCTATGTGCATTTCAGCTATATCCATAATTGTATCAATTAAAACATTTTAAGTTTATTTTCGTAAGCATCACGAACATCTTTATGTTCAGGATTCTCAAACCAAGCAACAGCTTCATTCATATTAGAACCAATAAATGTTCCTTCTGCTGTACTAATTTGTTGATTGAACTCAGAACGTACAAGTTCACCACGAGTAATTAATGTTTCAATAAATGCTTTAAGTTGAATATTCTTATCATCAACAAGTTTGTTAAACTTATCTGGATTAGAATTAACATATTCAATCAGCATAGAAACCTTTTCACTACGGTCTTTAAGCAGAGCTTCAGAAAGATTCTCATTACGAGAAACACACATAGCAACAAATACAGCATTAAACTTAGCATCAGTACCACTAAGTTCAACAAAGTTTTTCATTGCTTTAGTCTTTTGTTCAGTAAGTTTCTTAGCCTTTTCTGCTTCCTTAGCCTCGTCCTTAATATAGAAACGAAGAGTTGGGTCAGAATTAATAAGAGCAATGTCCTTTGCTACATCATTATAAAGAAGACAATGACGATACATAAGATAGTTCTCAAGATTAACAGGATGACCATACTTATGTTTAGAACTTTCAAGAGCATTAAGAGCATCAACCTTTTTCTTAACTGCATCCTTAATTGCAGAAGTATTTGCTCTATCTACTTTATCAAAATCGTCATTGATTTTATCTTCTTGAGCTTTAATAGCTAAATAATCAGCTTTTCTCTTATATACAAAACTTGTATCAAGAGTTACATCATTCTCATTAATTGTAAACTGTATATTACTAAGCCAAGCTTTAACACGAGTAATAAAATCTGGATGATTAGCAGACAATCCAATAAGTTGTGGAAAATACGCAGCTATTTCTTCTGCATTAGATGAAAGAACTTGACAAGAACGAACAGATGAACCAATGGTTTCCTTACGCTGACCAAGAACTTTCATATTTACTCTACGATAATTAGAGTAATTATGTACAAGACTAATAGTTACACTTCGCTTATCTGTATACTCTTGTTCAAGAGTTGCATCTTTTCCAACGGGACTAGGTGCTTGACTAGAATTTTCAGGTGCTCCACCAGCCTGAGTTGTAGGATTAGTAATGGGCATATTCATTTATCTTTAATTATTATTACTTTTTAGAGAACGCACTTTAACTGCATCATCTTAGTTGCGTTGTTCACTTGCAGACCGTAAGTGTTCTTAATCTCATAACGTGACATATCAATCTCAGTAGCAATACTATTCTGAGGAACACCACCCCAAGATGCAGGAATAGGAGTAAGACCCTTCAGAACACCACTAAGATAAATCTGACCCTTCAGACGAACCTTACGAACATTACGTTCACCTTGATAAGTACTCATATCAAGCAAGAATGCCTGGTGAGAACTCATAGGACGACCAGTACGAGGATGAATGTTACCATTAGCCTTATCATTATCAGCAATAGTACCACGGTCTAAGAAAGGAAGATGCTGAACAGTGATAATATGATTATCAACAGTCTTGTAACGACGGAAATACTTTCCATAAGAAAGACCACCATTCCAATCCTCAATCATCTTATCACCAAGAGGAGTAACAAAGCCCTCACTCTTAGCATCATTACGAATAGCTTGGTCAAAGTCTTCCATGAAACCAATACCACCCATAAGAACAACTTCCATAGTACCAGTATCGGTGTCCTTATCAAGAACATCACCAATACTACGAGTAATCTTATTCAGAGTAAGATACTCTCCATAAGTATCATAGTTGCTCTCACGACAAATCTCAATCATACCAGAAGTATGAGGAATTGGCTGACCATTATCGGGGTCAATAAGAGTAACTTCACCACGTTCGTCACGGTTATATTCAGCTAACCATAGACGCTCTTCATCCATAATACGAATTTGAATATCATGCTGACGCATCTCTTCATTAATCCAAAGGTTAGTTGTACCACCACCCTTAGTCTTAAATTCGTAAGTAACTACAGTATTACTAATGTTACCAGCAATTTCCTTAGAGTAACGATGATACTCAAGTTGAGATGTCATCTTACCAGGACCCATAACATTAGAACGATTACCCTTACTATAAGAAGCACTAATTGTAGGTGCAGTCATACTCCAATACTTACCTGCCTTAAGATTATCAGCAGAAACAAAAGTATTAGGATTAGGGCTAGTCAGCTTCAAACGATAAAGATAACCACCATGAGTACCTTCACCAAGGTCTTTCATAATACGAACTTGAGTAACACCATCAGGAGCAATCAAGCCATATTGTTCAATCAACCAATGGGTCTTAAACTCAACATCAAACATAGCACCACCCTTACCAGGAGTAGTATTGTTAGTATCGAACCATACAATATAATCATTGTAACGAGAACGACCCATAACTTTCCATGTCCATTGTTCAGTTGCAATATCTACTACACCAGCAGCACCTTGACCCTCAGTTAAGAAAGTAAGAGGAAATCTATCATCATCCATACCATAAGTATAGGTAAGAATGTTATTAATTTCCGCAGGATGTGTAAGCATAAGATGAGCAATAGTTTCCTCATTAGAGTAACCACGGTCATCATAATTTCCACGAGATACTTCTCTAAGTTTGTAAGACATACTTAAATTAATTAAATGTTAATAAATAAAAGATTAACTTAGAATAATATCGTCAGGATTAACTTTGCCTGTATTTGGCTTAGTAATTTTAACAGTACGAGCAGTACGTTGTTCTTTAGACTTAATGACTAATTTACGAACTTTATCTTCTTTAACAGCCATATCAATTAAGTCTTTATAACTACCACCTGTAAACATAAGCCAAGCATCAAGAAGTTCTTTAGCTAGAGCTTCTTCCTTAGACAATTTATTTAAGTCTCTTTGATATCCAGTAAGAATAACTCCATCTTCTGTTTCTTCAGCTGCATCAGCAACGTACTTATAGAAATCATCAGGAGTTAACGTAACTTTTTGTCCATTAATTTCTTTAACAATACTATCAGGAATCTTATAACCTCCAATTACACGATTTGCAATTGCATCGTTAACAGATTGCCAATACTCTGCAATATCTTTTTCATCTTTAGCTCGCATAGCTTCAGCTCTCTGTTGAAGTTGTTCACGATAAGCGTTATCCTTACCAACAAGAGCTTCAAGCTGTTCTTTAGCTACATCATATAAGCCACCAGACTCTTCAAGATACTTAATATAAGACTCATTCATAGACTTATTACCAAACTCTTCGGCAGCCATACGAATAATAGCCTTTTGCTGAGTAGCATTGTCTTTATCAAGTTTAATATTACTTCTATCAGGAATTTCACCAAATCCCCTAGCACTTCCAGTAACTTTAACATAATCAATAAATTGCTTGAGTTCAGGATTATCTGCAAATAATTTATTAACTGCGCCTTGAGCTACTTCATTAGATTTTAATGCAAGAACTGAATCAATATAAGATTTAACACCAGCAGCGTCATTTGTAAAAGCAACAGGCTTACCAGCTTCATCCGTAATATCAATTCCTACACTTTCGCGAATTGAATCAATAGTAAGAGGTTGTTCTCCATTGCCATCACTAATTTCGTTCTCTTGTAACCAAGCAGCTATATCAGCTTTAGCTTTAAATACTTTACCCTCACTATCAACTAAATCTCCATTCTCAGCAACGGTATAAGTTTGACCTTCAAATTCAATTTCAGTACCTGGCTCTAAATCCCCCGTAGAAGAAAGGTTTGGATTATTTCCACCTTCTCCACCATTACCATCGCCATTACCAGCTCCAGTACCTCCATTTCCTTCATTACCAGTACCATTACCGTTACCGCCTTCACCGCCAGTGCCACCATTACCATCGCCACCAGCTCCACCATTTTGTTTTCCTTGGGCATGAATATCAGTAGTTCCGCCACCTAAATCCTGTCTATCAGGTTCAGTTGCAAGATTACCACTACCATTGCCTTCAAAATCAATTTGAACTCCTTGTTCAGCCATAACTTTAATATAAGATTAATATGTTTAACATCTTTAGTCACTGCAAAGATATATAGAACTCCATAAAATTCAAAATTATTTGCAA